GTTTCCCAGTCACGATCACAGTAGGTTGTAGTGCCTGCTAGCCGCTGTGCAAGAACACTACGCCCTACTGTAGTCGTGATATTTTCTATCACAAACTCTCTAGATTTAAACATTTTATGCAACAAACTAATCCAATACTGATACTCATCCCATAAATCTTTTAATAATCTTGGCGTAGCCTGTTGTGTCTCTATTAAAAATGTACGCTTTTGACGTATTTGCTCAATTTTCTCTTCATACAAATGACCTTTCGGGTTGGTAATATCACAAAGAGTTAAAATGTGAACACCCTTTGATGATAAATTTTGTTTTGATTTCATAAGTTTTATTTATGTTTAAAGTTTACCATTGCTAGCCGTAGTCAGCCAGGTTGTATCTGGACTCTAAAGTTTGAGCAGCACCGTTTGGCTCATAGCGCCAAGTGCCTTTTGCAAAGTCGACAATTTGATTGGACTCACTAGATTCAACTGTTTCAGCTCCTTTAGCAAACTCAAAACCACCATCAGTAGCGGTACTACTTGCCTCAGCTGCCTCAACGACTTCATCTGCATCAGCACGCTTTTGCACAACAGCATCCTCGTTAAGCTGGATCTTGTCCTTAATCGCTAATAACTTCTGCATGAACTCAATCCAGCCAAATAGGGTAGATCCAAAGCTGACACTGAATTTAAAATAATCCTGATATCGACCACCGGCTTGCGTAGCCTTCACCTTTTGAATCACAAAGTTGTCATCAAGACTGCGATTAGAATCAACAATATTGATGATCTTACCTTCTCGTAGGCCATAGAAGTCAGTTTTAAACTTACCTGAGATAATTGGATTGGAGTATTCTGATACCTTAGCCTGCGCTACAGCCAGTGCAGTAGCCAAGCTATCAATGTTTCTATCAACAATAGGATCGAGGTCAAACACACCATCACCAAGACCTAGCGCCTTCAGTGCGCTAACGCTAGCCGAATCCGTGTACTGTGGTGCAATCTCAACACGCTCTTTGTATTTGAACAAGATAAACTCGCCAGTTGTTAATGTGGCCTCACTATCAGTAGCCTTAACTGACTGACCGTTAGAATTGTAGATGTAATCCACTGTTGTCGGATCAACGGTATCAATCCCGGCAGTTTTAGCAACAAACAACGAGAATGTGTCCCCAGTCGTCTGCCCAGTGACCGCTGTAACCGTAAAGTTGTCATCGTCCACCTTTGTAATCTTTCTCACTGCATTAGAGCGAGTTCGATTAACAATATAATCGCCGGTTTCCAGTCCATGTCCGGTTGCCGTAACATTAGTAGTTGTAGTTCCAGCTTCCATCGTATCAGTGCTGGTGTTCGTGTCAGTATAAACTGTAAAATCACTAAATTTGTTTGTTAGATTCCATTCTCGTTTAACATCGTCACCTTCTTCAACTTTTGTGTAAAAACTGTCAGACTTTTTCTCCCCACCTAATACAATCACGCGATTACCTAGCTGGCTCTGATCAACGTCAACAGATAAATCTATGAAGTTGTTGGAACTTTCAGTGACCGCAAACGGAGCTTCCTCGGCTTCAATATTGATGTAATGGATGTCGCGATTAAAGTCGATGTACCAAATGTATTCCCAAGTCTTTGACAACAGTTGCATTAGTTTTGTTGGCTTTTGTTGTGCCGAACGCAACTCGTCAAAATCACTAGAGGGCTTAACGTTATAAAGCGTAAAACTGTTCTCAGCGTTAACTCTGATACCATTAATCTTAATGTCACCACTAGCAGTCTGATCAATAACAACAGCCACATAATCTACAGCAGCCCAGTTTGGGGTACCTGTTATGGTAGCGTTGATCAGTTTAGAGCTAATGTATTGCCAGTCTGTTGTATCGGTAAGCGGCATCGTCACCTCAGCATAGTTTGATGAATCTGAACCGACTCGTATCTTCACAGAGGTAATGTTGCTGTAATCACCTGTTTTAACCCAGCACATAACATCACCCTCAGTAGGAGTACCACTAGCAACGCCGGTAAAATCAGAATAGCTTAGCGATGTTGGAGTTGCAGACCAAGTAGCTGTACCGCCACTGTTAGTCCAGGCAAGCACCGCTGAAGCATCACCTTCCATGTAGTCACTGCTATTTACAGTTGGATTATTGCCATCACCAGACTCGATCCACTCAGCTTGTATGGCGCTGTTATCGTCGTAATCCATATCATCAACCGTGCGATTATAGTTGACGTAAGTGTTAACAAAAGAATTAATAATGTAGCGGCCATCAACGCTTGTCCAAGTATCATTAACAAGCTTTTTGTCGAAGATTTTTTCATAACCAACACAAGTTACAATGAATTCTAAGTTTGTAAGTACGTGAGCATTTACCTCATTCACTTTACTCACAACGCCGCCAAATAACTGGTAGCCAACCTTATCCCCCTGCGAAACAGTCCCACTGGGAGCTGCCACAAGGACGATCTGCAAATTGTCTTCATCGTAGCTTTCGACCTCCACTTCTTCCTCATCATTATCGTTAATCCGGATTCTTAATTTCTGTCCTGGGAAAAACATTCCCACATTCTTTTCGTACTTGCCATCAAGCGTGATGGTCTTTGTAGAGAAGCTAGCAATAGTGTCATAAACAAAGATGCGCACATCTTGGTTCTCAGTTGGTTTTGTAGCACCGTCGTTAAGCCTAAAGATTGCGGCGTTAGCTCTTTGCTGCAATTGGTAGTTCAGCTTAAGAGAATTAGCAGCAACGTCACTTGTTACGTCGACACTGTTTATGTAGTAGACAATCATTAGCTAATAGCAGTAGATAATTTAAGTTGGTCGATCATAATATCGGCATATTCCTCAGCAACTTCACGGCTTGATACTGGTCCGGCAAATGTGAAATTAACCACAGTGCCACTACCGCCACCAAGAGCATGATTAGGAATTACTGTGCCACCTGTTTTAGGCAAAATAAGCTCAGGCCCCATCTCACCAACAAGTGTTGGCCTGTTAACTGATAACGGACCACCAGCAGCTCTAGAATCAAACCTACCAGTCACACCACCAGCGGATATATCCACCTTGCCTCGCTCAAAGAATGCTCTAGCAGCTTGCGTTGCACGTTTGAATCCATTGATAACTTTCTCAATAATATCAACCAATAGGTTCAAGCTATCGCTCATAGCCCTTACTGTCGTTCTTACTGCTTCAAATGCGATTTTGAGTGCACCACCCATGAGTTGTGCAAGTAGCTTAATATTTTCCTGATTAGTTTCAAACCAGCCACTCAAGATACCCATAGCCTCAATTAAAACTGGTAAAATAGCCTGACCGATATTGATCAAAACTACCTGTAAATTGTTTTTTAACACCTGCCACTGAGCATGAGCTGTAGCTGTTTGTTGTTTGAATGCCAAATCCACAGCATTACTGCCTGTAGTCATGTCTGCCAGGGTCTGTGTAAATGCTTCATTTTGCGCACCCAGTAGTGATTCCGCTACACCAAGACCCTCAACCGAACCGATTAAGGCACCAAATTGAACATTTTGAGCTTCACCAGCTGTTTTTACAGCATTCAATGCGTTTACTAGGCCTCCTTGTGATTCAATCAATTGTTGGCCGCTTTCTACACCTAAAATCTGATAGATTTCCTGAAGCTCCTTAGTCGGCTTAATTAAGCTCGACATTGTAGCTTTCAAGCCAGTTTGCACCTCAGATGCACTCAAACCAGTAGTTGTAACAGCAGCAGTAGCAGCAGATAGCTCCTTGAAGCTAACACTCATAGATGAAGCGATTGGAGCTACACCACCAAAGCCCTGAGCAATAGCGGCGATATCTGTTTTACCAGCTTTAACTGTCTTGAAGAATACATCTGCAACCTGATTTGCCTCTTCAGCAGGCAGGTTGAATGCATTAATAGCAGATGTCATTACATCAACAGCCTCAGCCGTGGTACCTAGACCGGCAACACCTAGCTTAGCTGATTCTTCTAGTACAACCAGCGCATCAGCAGCATCACTGATACCAGCAGAAACCACTGAATAAGCAGCAGCACCCAGGTCATCAGCGTTAGTTGGTACTCGGGTTAACATCTCCTTAATACCATCTGATAGTTTATCTACAGCCTTGGTGTTATCACCAAACAATGTTTGCACATTTGTCATCTGTTTCTCAAAGTTTGCAGCAGCTACAACAGCTTCTTTCCCCATCTTTAATGCTAATGCACCTACGGCAACACCAAGACCAGCAACAGCAAGCTTGGCATTCTTAAGAACCCCAATACCTTTATCCTCAGCGGTTATCTCAATATTTAACTTCTCGACAGTATTGGCCATTATTTTGATTTTTTAGCTAATTTTTTGTTTTCCTTCTCTATGCGTTCATTACGACAAGCAATGATTTGCATAAAAGATAGAGCACGTTTTGAGTCTAACTTGATTTTCCAATCAACGCCAAACTCCTTACTCATATTATAGTCCATAAACTCGTCTTCAGCACCCTTACGTTTGTGTCCTTTTAGGACGTTGGCTCGGATGATGGCGAACTTTTTTTTTCTGGTGAGTACAATTCACCAGCACGTTTAAAGATCGAGAAGATAGTCTCCATATCAAGTTCTTCAATTAGCTCAGGTGCATATGGGACCGGCTGATTCGCTTCATCAACGAAGTTCCAGTCCAATATGATTTCCTGTAAGAAGGGGATTGCGTATTCAGCAACTTGCTGAGCAGCACCTTCTTGCTCCATATCAATACCCTGCATTTTCAAGCTAAGCTCGAACATTTTGTAGTTCAGGGCACCTTTTATGACAACTTGAGATCCATCTTCAAAATCGATGTACTTTTTGTTGCGCGAGGCAATGCGTGGCTTCATAAGTGCGGTTAGTAGCTAGTAACGTTGTTAACAACAAGGACTTCAGCCAAATGGCCTTCAGTGTCATCGTAGTAGGCAGAGAATGGGATCTCTTGCTCTACCAACTCATCAACAGTGATATTTGTGTCGTAAGCGTTAAGACGAACATCTGGTAAGTCTACTCGTAGTAAATTGTTAATTCCGGTTGAGCCGATTTGTGCTCCGTCTGTTTGGAAGCGTAATGCTTGTTGAGCATTCTGAACTAATGCTCGCATAAAGCTTTCATCACGGTAAAGTGTTTTGAACTCACCGCTAACATCAAAGCCTTTCTGTAGTACTTCACAAGGATACATGTCTTCAAAGTCACTACCATTAGCGCTATGACGAGCTTCGAATTGAGCTTCAACAACGATGCTGTATTCTTCGATTTTCTGAGCTGATACTGATCCAATAAGGTCACCAGTAGAAATCTGACTACCACCGATCCATGTGAACTCATTAGACAATGAGTAACTTGGAGATGTTTGCGGACCTAATACTAGAATGTCACCAGCAAGGATATTGTCCGTAACAGTAGCTAGAGTAGCAACAGTTGCGCTTGTTACCGTCACAGTAGTTGTTTTAGTACCAACACCACCATCGATCGTGACTGGGAAAC